TCGATCTCTCCGACGAGGAGAAGGAGGCGCTGCGCAAGGAGTACCGCGAGGAGGTCCAGCCTCTCCGTACCAACTCGAAGCGCAACGAGGTCGATGCCGAGATCGCACTGCTGTCGGACGCCGGCTTCGAGACGGCGCCCGGTGCCCTGGCGTTTTTCCGTCAGGTCATGCTCAGCGACGACGGCGAGCCGGGTCTGGTCCTGCTCTCCGACGACGAGCTGAACCTCAGCGGTGACGACGCGACGGGGACGAAGAAGCGTGAGGGAATCAGCACCGCTGACACCCTCCGCAAGTTCGTGTCCCTTCTCCCGCGCACGCAGGAGGGCAAGCTCGACCTGGGAGCCCAGGTCAACCTGTCCGACGACCACGGCAAGCCCGAGGAGGGTGACCCCTCCGACGAGGACAAGCGCGATGAGCACCGGAACTCGCTGGGCCGTGCCACCGGTCGTGCCATCAAGCCCGTGTCGCGTTCGCGGTACGGCGGCGTGACCGCTGGGGGTGAGAGCTGATGCCCGCAGTCGTCAAGGGTGGCGCTTGGAACATCCGCACCTCTGCCAACACGGCAGCGGATCTGGAAGTCCTCAAGCATCACGTCAACGCTGACTACATGATCCCGATCGCGCTCGACGCCTCTTCGGTGGCGCCGGACACGGACGGGGTTCGCCGGCTCAAGGCCGGGACGCTCCTGACCAAGAACGCGGCTGGCCAGTACATGCGCTATCAGGGCGCAGGTTCGGGCTCGGCGGCGAACGAGGTTCAGACCGTCACGGTCAACGGCGCTCCGACGGGTGGCACGTTCACCCTCGGCATCAATGGTGTCAACACCGACCCCATCGCCTACAACGCCAGCGCTGCTGACGTCGAGGCGGCGCTCGTGGCCACCGGCCAGGTGCGCGATGCTGACGTCACGGTCGGCAAGGCGTCGAACGTCTACACCATCACGTTCTCTGGCGAGCTGGCTGGCCAGAACGTGCCCACGCTCACGCAGACCTCGGCTCTGACCGGTGGCACGACGCCCTCTGTGGCGGTCGGCACCACCACCCAGGGCACCGAGGGAGCGCAGACCATCCTCGGCGTGCTCGCAACGACGCACGAGTTCCCTGACAACCTCACGCACGCGGACGCGCAGTCGCAGATGTGGAACCACGGACAGGTGTTCCGTGCGGATCGCATCGTGGACTGGGCGACGTACGGGTCGGCGGCTCGCACCGCTCTCCCCACGTGCCGGTTCGACTGACACAAGGAGGGAGGTGACAACATGGCAGTCATCGACGACATTCTCGATCAGGCAATCCTGACCGAGAGCATCGTGGGTCCCGTCGAGACGGAGATGGAGCAGGCGCCCTTCCTGGGTGAACAGCTCGCTCCGATGCAGGACGTGGACGGACAGTTCGTCAGCATGCGTGTTGCGGACTATCACGCCACCGGCATCGGTCAGTTCCGTACGCCCGAGGGCGCGGTCCCGCTGATGGACATCACCGCTCGCGAGGAGAGCGCAGAGGTCATCGAGCTGGCGTTCCTGGACGAGATGCACAGGATCTCCCCCATCCGTTGGGAGAACCTGAACAGCTCGGACGACAGGGTTGCTGGCCGCGAGGCCCGCTCTCTCATCGAGATCGGTCAGATCCTCGCCAGGCGCAATGAGCGTCTGACGGAGTGGATGCGGTGGCAGGCGTTCTCGGGCCAGCTCACGCTGGAGTTCGAGCAGCGCGACAGCGCCATCGTGATCGACTACCCGCTGCCTTCGGGCCATCGCCCGAGCGCTGGTACGCCGTGGACGGACACGGCCAACAGCGACCCCGTGCAGGACATCCGCACGTGGCAGCGGCAGGTCAACACGTCATCGGGAGGCCAGGGCACGAACCTGATCCTTCCCGCCGACGATCTGGAGCTGGCTCTCAACAGCGACTCGCTGCGGGGCTACTTCAACGTTCCTGACGGTCAGCCGTTCCTGCCGACCGTGGACGATCTCATCCGGCTGCTCGCACCCGGTACGACGATCACCACGTTCGACGGCGGTTACCGCGAGGAGACCGTGGGTGCCTCGCGCGCCCCGGAGGATCACGAGCGCTACCTGCCCCTGGGCAAGCTGCTGCTCACCACGCCCACGACCCTCGACGGCCAGCCGATCGCTGACACGCCGAACGGGCTCGTGGAGATCAAGTCGGGTCCCGATGACACGCAGCTCCTCCCGGGGCCGCAGTCGGAGATCATCCTCCAGGGGCTCGGCGTCTACACGCGCTATCTGCGCCAGGCGTCTCGTCGCATCGTGCGGCTGCGCCGGCCGGATGCGTTCCTGTACGCGACGACCCACTCGTAGGAGGAGGTGACAACATGGGTTACAAGGTGCTTGCCCCGGAAGTGACGGTTCACCGCCGTATGCGTGAGCTGATCGACTCCGAGGGCAACCCGCGTGGCTGGCAGCTCGGACTCGGGCGTACCTACACCGAGGGTGACATCATCCCTGACGAAGAGATGAACCCCAAGATGGTGGAGGCGCTGGAGGACGAGAGCCATCCCTCGCACGACTACGTGTCCGCCCTGGTCGAGCAGTCCAGCGACAAGCAGCAGGAAGGTCCCGCTGCCCCGTTCGCTGGCTACGACGACCTCGATGCTGACACGGTTCTCCAGGTCATGCGCAACCTGCCCTCCGCGTCGATCCGTTCCTGGATCGCCTACGAGGCGGCGAACGCCAACCGCCCGGAGATCGTGAACTACTCGATCGGGTTCGGCGAGTCCCCCGCTCTGCGTCAGCAGGGCGCGGTCAGCTCGACGGTCCCGGACGATCACGCTCCCGAGGAGAAGCCCAGCGCTCAGCGCGTCACCCGTCAGACCCCGCCCCCGGCCGACCAGATCGTCGTGCCTGGTGAGGGTGTCACGGGGACCGGCGAGGGCCGGATCGACCACGAGACCGCCGAGGCTCTGGCCTCTGCGGCCGGCACGGACGACAGCGATGACGACGGCGACGACGAGGAGTCGAAGCCGAAGCGTCGCACGCGGCGGACCAGCCGTCGCTCCGACAGCTAGCGACAACACGCACTGACAACGGTCATGGCACTAACTGGAGCAATCTACGACTACGCCAAGGATGAGCTTGGCGTGACCTGGGACGCTCTCCTTCGGGACCGCGACGAGCAGTTCTTCGTCCGGCGGTTGACGTACGTGACCCAGCGGTATCTCCATGCGACTCTTGACGAGACTGCGCAGGATGCACTGAACGTGCTCGTGCAGGTCTATCTCGCCAAGCGCCTGGTCTTGCAGATCATCACTCCTGCCATCGACTACTGGTCGAAGCAGGCGCTTGATCTCCAGGCCACGGGGCGAAGCGAAGTCAAGAGCTACAAGGACAGGGCTGCTGACCTCAAGGATCTCCGCGAGCAGCTTCTTGCTGACGTGGCGGATCTGGAGGAAGAGGTGGGACCGCTCATCCCGGTTCCGCGTCCGAAGCAGCCGGATGTACCGGCAGTGCGTGACATCGCTGATGCAGCGGCGTTCACACCGGACCCGAACCTGATGGACCCGGTGGGCGACATCACTCTGAACCCCAACTACACCGGGGGAACGACCTGATGCCTGCCCTCTACCAAGGGTTCGGGACCCTCGACATCATGCAGGACATCGGCATCGCGCTTCTCGATGGTATCAACAGCACTCTGCCTGTCATTGATACTGCCGATGAGGAGCGTGCGGTCATCTGGTCTGATGCGCGCGGCGTTACTCACGTCGTACTCGTCAGCGAGACCGTTCCCGCCGATCACTTCCACATGGGCTCTGTGCCCAGCTTCGTGCAGGTCGATGACCGCATGATCGACTACCCGCTGATCGCGATCGCACCGTCGGTCTCGACTCGGGCGGGCGAGAACGCGACCACCGATCAGTACGACGCGATGCTGAATTACATCAGCGTCTTTGGATTCGTCTACGCCACGGAAGCTCAGGGCGCGGACGTTGCCGTCATCAAGGCAGAGCGCATGGCGCTGGCAATCATGCACGTCATTGCTGATGACACGATGTTGAGAGCGAAGTTCGCGGGTGATGCAACGCCCGTCGAGAAGCGAACCGAGGAGCCGTGGCGCTTCCCGGTAATTGACGGACATGGCGAGGAAGCGTGGTTCTGCTACGTCACTCTCGCCTACCAGGTCCGCAACTACGCGACTACCCCGTAGGAAGGTGGTGACAACATGGCAGACGTCTACAAGTTCACGTCCGTGTCGGGTCCGCACAAGACCGACCGCGTGATCTTCGAGGTAGACCCCGAGATGGCGAGCGACCCGCAGACGCTCGCCGCGCTGCGCGACCTCCGCA